CATGGGAAATCTCCTGTTGGGGTCAAAGCGATGAACCGCCCCGCATCGCTGCGAGGCGGTAATGCGCGTTAGGCGACAGTCCTTACCGGACGGTCAGCACGAACATCGCGTTGGGGCGCTTCGGCGCAACCAGCGGGCCGGACTGAGTGACCAGTTCCAGACCGGACGGGTTGAACAGCACCTTCGACTTCGTGAAGGAGCGGCGAGCGGCGATCTCGGCGTCGAGATCGATGATCGCGCCGAAATACTGCGTGCCTTCCAGCGCGGTGCTTGCGATACCCATCACGGTGTTGGGCGGGAGGTAGGGCTGTTCAGTGCCAGTGTCGTCCTCGTAGAACGAGTCGTACACCCACAGATCGATGCGGCCCTGAAGCGTGCCGACATAGACTGCTTCGTTCAGCACGGTGCGCGGTCCGCCGTCGATTGCGGTGGTGCCGTTCACGTTGCGACGGAAGAGGATGTCGATCAGGTCGGCAATGCCCGCGTTCTTCTTCAGAAGATTCCACGCAGCGCCGTCCATGACGAGATCGGTGACGACCGCGCCCTTCGAGATACGCCGAACGTTCAGCGCGTTGGTCTCGATGTCCTGCAACGGGTTCGAGGTTGACTGATCCCAGGTGGCCGCGCCGGTCAACTGCACGGACAGCGAAGGATCGCGGCCGAAGTCGACGTGGGTCTTGGGATAGCTTTCGCCCTGGATGGTAATGCCACCCGTGACGAGCGCCTGCGCCGACATCCACTCCAAGCGGTTGTCGATCATGTCCTCGTGCAGAGCGAGATGCTCAGACACGATGGCGTCGAAGCGCTGCTTCGGCGACAACACGCCGCCGTAGGCACCTTCACCGGCCAAGCGGGTGAAAGCCTGATCGGGCTTCACGAGCGCGGTCGGCTTGATGTAAGCCGGGGTGAGCGTGCGGGTGCGGTAGCCTTCGCGAACCATCGGCTTGCCCGCGACTTCGGGGGCAACGAACGGTGCCATGCGGCGGCCACGGTCGACGATGTCGAACTCGATCTGCTTCGACTCGAAGAACTTCGAGCGCTTGAAGAAGGTACGCAGGAGCCACGGATTGGGTCGCTCGATCTGAGCGACCATCGCGTCGAGTTCCCACGTTTCGTAACGAGAGAGTTGAGTGGTCATGTAGAGATGTCCTTGTGAGACCGAGAGGTCCGATTAACCGGAGAAGCCGGTGTTGCGGAAGGTGAAGCCGAGAGCGCGCAACGCGTCTTCAGCGACGTTGAGGGTCGTGCCAGTGCCGAGCACAAGCGCGAGCGGGTTGAGCACCGCGCCGCCAACGACCACGTCGAAGGACGTATCGAGGCCGGTTACGCCGTCAGTGTCGAAGGACGCGAGATCGCGGTCGAGAACGGCAATCGGCGTCTGCGAACCGTCGCCCGCCGCAGCGAGGGCGAGCTTCAGCTTGCGCGTGGCAGTGACCATGCCGAGCACCGAACCCTTCAAGAGGGTCTGTCCGCCGAGGATGACGAAGTTCATGAAGCGCGGGCGCGAGCCCGGCAGCATGAGCTGCGGATCGGGTGTGAAGCTGTCGACCACACCCGCGTTCGCCGGGTAGCCGTATTTCTGGTAGCCAGTCATTGGTGATCTCCTTGTGGATCAGGTTGGGCTCAGCGCTTCGCGCTGAAGCCGCGTCCGGCGTTGAAGGACTTCATCGAGCCCGCGATCTCGGCCATACGCGCGGCCTTCGGATCGGCTGCGCCTTCCTGGCCGCCGTTGTCCGAAACGTTCGGGGTGTGGGCGGACAACAGTTTGTCCACGTCGGCCTCGGTGCGCGTCTTCTCGGTCTTCACTTCGACCTTCGGCGCTTCGATCTTCGCGGCCATCTTCGAGGCCAGCGATACGCTGCCGCCTTCGTTCAGGGCTTCGACGAAGATCGCAACCTTCGGGTTCTCAGGAGCGAGAGCGGCGAACGCGGTGAGCAGTTCGGTACGCTCGGCAGTCGCAGAGGTGAGCTTCGAGGCAGCATCGGCGAGGGCGGCGGCATTGGTAGCGTTGGTGCTTGAAACACCTTCCGCACGCGCCCGGTCGAGCGCGCCCTGATCGTAGATCAGTTCTTTGGTCATGGAGACTCCGTAGGAGGAATAGCCCACCAGGGGGCGGTTAAGATGTTCGGTGAAGGCAGCAAGAACGCTACCCAGGCCACCTACACCGTCGATGAGTCCAAGCTCGTAGGCTTCTTCAGGTCCGTAGACCCTCGCCTGCGTTGCTCGAACCGCTTCTTCCGTCATTTCGCGATTGCTCGCGACGGCGCTGACGAAGTCGCCGTAAAGTTTGTCCACGCCGATTTGCATCTGGTCGCGAACATCATCGGGCAACGGCCCAAAGGGGTTGCCGTCGAGCTTGTGATCGCCAGCGTAGACGAAGGAGACCACGAGGCCCTTCTTCTCAATCGCTTTCGATTGGTCGACGTGTTGGACGTAGACCCCAACACTTCCGACGCGCGAGTTCTTCGAGGCGTAAAGTCGATCCGTTGCGGACGCGAGCCAGTACGCGGCGCTCCCGGCCGTCGTATTGGCGATGCCCCACACCGGCTTGCCCGCCTGCTTTGCAGCGCCCGGCAACCACTCGACCAGCTCCGCGAGACCGGCTGCTTCGCCGCCCCCGCTATCGATGTCGAGCAGGATGCCGCGCACGTCGTCATCCGAGAGCAGCGCGTTCAGCTTGTTGTGGATCGACGTGTAGCTCTGCATGCCGGACATTGATTCCAGCTCACCGCCGCGATGGACCATGCCACCGACAACGGGCATCGTGACGATACCGGAGCGCTTGTTGATCACCCTGCCCGACGCGGGCCTGATGTAGCTTTGCACGACAGCGTCAGCGACCATCGGCTGCACGTTGATGCGCTCCGATAGAACCGTCGTGACCACGCTCCCGTATTCGGGCGTGATAAGCAGCGGCGTGTTGAGTAGACGCGTCGCGATATGTGCGAGGTGTGTCATGCGTTCGTTCCTGATCCGCCGCCCTCTTGGCCGGAGTCTTCACCCTTTTTGGCAGCGCCCATTTTCTGCGCCATCAGTTCGGGGTTGATGTCCTCGGGCTTCAAGCCGAGCCGCAACATTTCAGCCTTCTCTTCGGAGCGCTGCTGAAGAACCTTGCGCCAGTCGCGACCATCCTGTGAGCAGATATCCGCAAGTGACATCGCGCCCATGTCGTAGAGCACTTGGTCGGCCTGGTTCTCTTTCATCGGATCGAGGCGCGGCTTCGACCACGTGTCGAAGGTGCAACGGCAGATCGCTTCACGCACGTCGTAGAATGACTTGCTGCCGAGCATCGGGATCGTGCCGCGAAGCGCGATCTGTTCTTCCAGCCATGCCGCGAAGAAGGGCACGGGTACGCCGTCGATGAACGACGAGCGCCGCACTTCGTACGAACGCCACACGTCGAACAGAGCCGCGCGAGCGCCGCTGTAGTTCGTCGAACTGAAGTCCTTGGTCAACGTCGCGTAGTCGACGCCGAGTGCCGAAGCGAGCGTGTAGAGGTTCGTCGAGTTGAAGTCTTTCAGCGCCGACGCGGACTGGTTGCCCTGAACCATCGTGAGCTTTTCGTTCGGCAGAAGGTGAGCCACCTTGCTGTTGCCGAACTTGAAGTCCTGGCCCTTGTAGTAGGACGCGCTGTCCGCCATCATGCGCAGCGTGAAGTCGAGAGCGGGGTTGCCCTGGATCGCGCCGCGCTGATCTGCGCCGATGACTTCCATCGCCTTCTCGTAATCCAGTTCTGACTGGATCACTGCGGCGTAGGTCGCGCGGATCGCCGCGCTTTCCAACTCGGTGACGTTGTAATCCTGAAGCAACCGCATCGGCAGCAACGCGGTCGTGAACGAGGTCATGCCTCGCGTCATGTCCGGTTGATCCTGCTCAAAGAAGTGGATCACATTCTGGCGGCCCCATGTCGTATAGCGCGCCACGCGTTGCCACGTGTACTGCGCAGCGGGGGGTCCCCATATCCAAGCATCGCTCGGGACCGCTTCGCGAATGTGGTACGCAATTGGCGCACCGTTCTTGTCGCGCTCGACGCCCATGCGGCGCTTGCCGGTGTGGTCCATGACCTCGCGCGGATCGCTCAAGCGCTCCGGTGCGATCAGGTGCAAGCACGTTTTGGTGCCGTTGCTCGCCTTCTTCCACTCGATGGTGCCGAGCGTCTCGCCATTGGTGTAAACGCTGTGGTAGGCGGTCCGCATCAGGCCGGTGAAGGTCTGTTTGCGTTGCGCGTCTAACGGAAACCACGGAGAGGTCGAAGCGACTTCCCAGAGGTTCTCGACGATCTGCGCGTATTCGAGCGCCGCTTCCGGCGTGACGCCGAGCACCGCAGCGTTCGGCATGTAATTGAGCTTGAAGTTCAGACCGATGATCGCGTCGACCGTCGAGCGAGTCGCGCTGCGGCCGTACGGGTTCGAGCGCGAAGCATCGCGCGCGTCGGCCATGAACCGATCTTTGTTGCGCCAAGCGAGAACGTCAGACGATTGCAGGCTCGGCGTGTAGCCGAAGCGCCCGCGACCACCGCCAGGGCCGAGCATGTCGCCGTATCCGGCGAGAATGGCTTCGCTCGTTTTTGCGTCGCCTTCTACAATCGAGGCCATGAGAAAAATCCTCTTCCGGGGGGACCGCGCTTGGCGGACAATCCAGGGTTCAAGTTCGGAAGCCCCGCTTGCGCAGCGCCAGGACATTGGGTGTAGAGCGTCATGTACGTCGTGAGCAGCGCCGGAGCGTCCGCCTTCGTGTATTCGCTCCATCGGTCGTTGAAACGCACGACGGTTCGCGTCTTGCCGGTGATCGCGCTGATGTATGCGGCGTAGAGCGTCTGCAACGTTGAGACGCAGTCGGTAGCGCCTTGCACG